TATATCTATGATGCGGAACGGCAATATCTTCTTAATATTCTCAATCTAGAAGATTTGCCTTCCGAACTTACTGGGCTGCTCGATAAAAGAGTAGCCGCAAGGTTTATCGATCATCATAAGGATATCATCCTTAAAGAAGCCGATCTTCAACCAATTAAACGGCTTAAGGAAGGCGACACTGAAATCGAATTCGGCGGCGATAATACCTTATCATATCTATCTTCTCTTATTAGTAAATGGACTTCATTGGAAGGTACAGACATAACATGTTATCGAACATTAAAATGGTAGCTCGTCAACATTTCGAGCGTCTTTATACTGATACATGTATTCTTACTGAACAAAAGAAAGCCATTCAAGATCCTCATACCGGCATAATTAAAAACGGCGAACTCGAAGCAATCAGTTACCCTTGTCGAGTTTCATTTAAGACTCTTCAATCTAACGACATCGTTAATAAGTTACCGTCATCTTCTCAGACCGTAGTCTTATTTATTTCGCCCGACCTCGAAATTAAACCAGGTACCGATATCGAAGTGATCCGTAATAACCGAAGCTTCGCTTATACGGCTTCCTCACAAGTAGCGTTATACGATACTCATCAAGAGATACAGTTAACGCTCAAGAGTAAACATAATGGCTAACGTAACGATCGATTTATCGGGATTCGACGAGCTATTAAAGAAGACACAAGAGCTTCAAGATAATGTCTCGTCCCTTAATCAAACAATCACCGACGACTTAGCACAACATTATTTAGCCGAAGCTATAGCGAATACACCAGTCGGAGCGATAGCGATATCGCCAGACGGTAAATACCGTTCAGAATCGGAGCACATGAGACGATCCTGGGAGGCCGAACGTATTAATGACTCTACCATCAAAGTACTCAATACGGCTTCCTATGCATCGTACGTTAACGATGGCCACAGACAACGACCCGGGCGTTTTATACCGGTACTAGGTAAACGTCTTACTAAAACGTTTGTTAAGGGCTTACATATGCAGGAGAAGGCAGAAGCGGCTACGAGAAGAGCTTCAGATACGATTATGAAGAACGCGCTCGACGACTACTTATCAACGTGGAGCAAATAATGAACTACATTAATGAAATTATCGACGGCATAGCTAAATCATTATTTAACAGTTTTAAGTACCCTATTTATATTGACGAGATTAAATCAGATGCACAATTCCCTTGCTTCGTCATCGAAACTCTCAATACAGAACAAACACATATCATGGATATACGTTACTCCAGACGTAATGACTTCGATGTTATGTTCTTTATTTCTGACGACGATTATATCGAAGACCAACAAGAGCAAATCAATCCAATAACCGAAGACTTATATTTCGACC